CGGGTGTGCCCTGGGAAGCCGACTCCAAGGATGCCGAAGCGTCCGGCTCACTGAAGCTGAAGCGCGAGGACATGAACCAGGTGCTCGCCTCGTACGCGGACGAGTGCGAAAAGGCCGAGTATCAGTTCGTGGAGCTCTGGTTCCGGTTTCACTATCCGGATACATGGCAGCAGGAACTCGAGGATGCCGAGGTCGTGATTCGGTATCCGGATTCGTTCGATACGACGCCGTTCGTCGAACTGCTCGAGCAAGCACAGGCCGCGCTGACGTTGAACATGGACGAGATGAGTCCGACGTTCGCCGTGGAGTTGCGCCGTCGGCTCGTGGCAAAGTTCATGCCGGATGCCAGCGAGGAGACGACGAACGCGATCACGGCGGAGCTTGAGAAGTCCTCCCAGCAACTCCAGGCACCCGGACTCGCGCAGAAGATGGCGCAGTTGCAAAAGATGTACTCCATGCCGCCGCCGCCGCCCAACACGCGCTCGCTCGGCACGCAATCGGGTGATACCGGAGACGTCGCCGCATGAGCGATCAAGTGCAGGCGCTGTTGACGGAAGCCGACAAGCTCGCCGCCGTGGCGGAGGCCATCGGCCGCGCCTACGCCACGGAACTGGCGCGCGTGCTGCGCGATCTCGAGCGGCAGCTCCGGCAGCTCGCCGCAGCCGCCCTGGAGGGGTCCCAGACGGCGCTGGCCCGTGCCGTGCGCGCGGCCAAGCTACGGAAAGAACTCCAGCGGGCGCTGAATGCGGCCGGCTACGCCCATCTGACCGAAACGGCCACGACGGGATCGTTGGACGCGCTGTTGGTGCAGATGGCCGCCGTGCGCGGCGCGGCGAAGCTCGCGGCCTTTACCGCGTCAGATCAGACGCGCATCGTGGCGCTCAAGAAGCTGGCGGAGATCGACCTCCTTGGGGCGGGCGATGAACTGGCGCACGCGCTCTGGCGCACGCTCGCGCAAGGCTTGTATTCCCAGCGGACCATCAGCGACCTCATGGCCGATCTCGCCGATGCGGTGGACGTCGAGGAGTCTCGGCTCCGGACGCTGTACGACACCACGGTGTCAATCTTCACGCGCCAGGTCGAAGCGTTGAAGTCGACGAACACGCCCGAGGAAGTGTTTGCCTATATCGGCCCGGTCGATGCGAAGCTGCGGCCGTTCTGCCGCGCGCATGTCGGCAAGGTCTATGACCGCCGCGCCATCGACGCGATGGACAACGGCCAGCTCCCGAACGTGTTCCTGACGGGTGGCGGCTACAACTGTCGACACACCTGGCAGGCCGTCAGCAAGTTCTCGGAACTGCGTGATCTGCTCGGCACGGGCGCGCGCATTCCCGAAGTCGCCACCGCCGTCGGCCGAGTGCCGGTCGGCGGAACGAGGGCCGCGTAATGGCGGTCGAAGTGACGCGCACGTTCCCGGCGCTCGACGAGTTGACGCTCGTCACGGTCGACGACATGCGGCAGATCGGGCTGCTGATCCGCGAGCGGATCGTCCGGCGCACCGTGAGCGGGGTCGACGCCCTCGGCGCGCCGTTCGCGGCGTACTCGCCTGCCTATGCCAAGGCCAAGGCCAAGGCGATCGGCGGGAGTGGCGTCAACCTGCAGGTCTCGGGCGCGATGCTGAACGACCTCACGATCGTCGACGTGCAGGCCGACGCCGAGACGGCGCAGGTCACGCTCGGGTGGACGCGATGAGGAAGACGAAGACGCCGAAGGCGCCCAAGACACCCACGCGGGCGCACATCTTCAACCGCGTCACGTTTATCCAGCGCAGCCGCGGGGTGAGCAGTGAAGAAAAGGCGATGTATCACAACGTGACCGGCGCCGGGACGTCGCATGTGCGGCGGGTGTTCTTCGACCTCAGTCCCGAAGACGCCGCGCTGTGCCAGACGACGCTCCATGACGCGTTGGTGACACGGATGACCCCTTATGCCCAATAGCACCGGCCATCGCCACGACACCCTCGCCACCCGACGTGTGCTCGGCGGCCTCTCGGTCGGCGAACTCGCCCGACGGGCGAACGTGACCGACGTCCTCATCAATCGGCTGGAAGCGGGCGGCAGTTGTACGCCGGTCGAGAGCCAGCGGATTCTCGATGCCTTGGCCTCGCCGGCCACGATTACGTCGAATTCGCAGGCGAACCCGACGTCCGTGCTCACGGCCGCCGTGCATGCGTTTCAGACCGGGGACACGGTCGTCCTGGCCGGCATCACCGGCGCGAATGCGGACCCCAACGGGACCCGCGTGGCGACACGCGTCGACACGACGCACTTCACGGTGCCCATCAACTGCACGACGGCTGGCGGGACCAACGGCACGGCGACGATTGACAAAGCAAGTACCAGCGTAGCGGCGCTCAACTAATCGACCAGTATCGGGAAGGCCAGTATCGGCGACCAGTATCGGGAAGGACACAGACACATGCCGAAATTTGAAATCGAACTCGACGAGAAGGGCGAATTCCTCGGGACGTTGCCGACGGAGTTCACCGCGGTGCTGGACAAACTCAAGTCCACCGCACACGGGGAAGGCTTCGGGAAGGGCAATCAGAAGGCGGCCGAAGAGGCGAAGAAGCAAATCGAGATGCAACTCGCCACCGAGAAAGCCAAATGGGACGCCGGCCTGCCTGGCGAGCGTGCCAAGTGGGGCGCCATTGAGGACGAGAACAAGCACCTCAAGACGCAGCTCGACACGACGCTTGGCGAACAGCGCAAGCGGATGAACGAGCGCGAAGAAGCCCATGCCCAGGAAGTCACCCGACGCGCCGAGCGCGAGGCCAAACGCGACACCAAGATCCGCGATCTCGTGAACCAGAACCTCAAATCGCTCGCGGCGAGAGCCGGCGCGCGGGACGAGTCGCTGGCCGAGCTCGAAGTGATTCTGCAGCATCGCATCGGCTACACCGACGACATGGAGTGGTTCGTCAAGGACGAGGCCGGACAGCCGGCCAAGACCACGGCGGGCAATCCGTTGCCGTTGGATGTGTTCGTGAAGCAGTACCTCGACAATCACCCGCATCACCGCAAAGCCGCAGTCGGTCAGGGCGGCGGCGCTCGCGGCGGCGCGTCCTTCGGTGGGGGTCACGCACCACCCGCGTTGGACACCGCGCGCGCGCGTGTGGAAGCGGGGGATCGGTCGCCGGACGCCATCAACGATCTATTCAACGCGACCCGCAAGAAGGGTGCTGCGTAAGGAGCCATCATGTCGTTCTCTGGCATTTCCACCAACAAGTACTTCACGCCGAACCTCGTCGGCGAGGACGTGTCGGAGGTCTTCAAGACCCTCGCCCCGTACGAGGCGCCGTTTCTCGACTGGGTCGGGGACGCGGACGGGTTTGCGACGAACACGCGGCACGAATTCATCGAAGACTTCCTGCGTCCGCGTACCATCGTCAACTCGACGGCGATCAACTCGGCCACCGCGGCGACGGGCATTCAGGTCAACGGGCTCGCCGAGGCACTGACGCTCGGGACGATCCTCGAGATCACGGGTCCGAACCCGGAACGCCTGCAGGTTTCCTCGATCGTCTCGGGCGGCAACTCCATCCAGGTGACCCGCAACTACGACGGGTCGGGCATCGGCTCGCTCGCACCTGGCAGCACCTTGGTGGTGCGTGGGCCGGCCGGCATCGAAGGTGACGAACACCAGGGGCTGCACACGGCACGGCTCGGCAACCGGCGCGCGAACACGGTCGCGTACTACAAGATCGAGATCGGTGCGACGCGCACCGGGATGGCCGTCAATCTGTATGGCGGCGACTCGTACGAGCGGGCACGGGCGAAGCTGCTCCGCGAAGTGCCCGCCGTGCTCGAAGCCGACGTGCTGACGAGCACGCTGAATGGCACGAACTCGCTGGGGGCCTCGTCCACCACGCGCACGATGGTCGGGCTGCGGTCGATGATTCAGTCGCCGTCGGGCGGCGCGCCCGTCAATTCGACGGTCACGGACTCGTCGTTCTCGGCGAACCCGCACCTGTATCTCGGGGACGCGCTGCAGAACGCCTTCAACGCGGGCGCGGCGACGACCGAGACCTGGGGCATTCTGGCCGGGTCGCAGTACTTCCGCGACATCTCGAACCTGAACGACACGAAGGTGCTCGACAGCAACCAGAGCGAACTCTTCAAGCGCGTGATTCGCAACTACGCGGGTCCGTTCGGGCAATGCACGGTGTTTCTGAGCCGCGCGCTGGCCGCTCGGGAACTGCTCATCGTGCCGCGTGAGCGCATCCGCATTCTGCCGCTCCAGTCCCGCAACTTCGTCTATCAAGAGATGGGACTCACGGGCGACAACCTGAAGGGGATCATCGTCGGGGAATACACGTGCGAGGCGTACCACACGTACGCAATGGCTCGCATCCGCACCACGTCGCCGGCGTAACACTGGACGGCCGGGGCGCGTGTGCGCTCCGGCCGAGTTCTTGGAAGGGGCACTCATGGCCGGGTCTTCACTCGTCGACGAATTCTGCCGAGCGGGCGAACTACAGCACCACTTCTTCCGTCGCTGCCAGCGGGAATTCCGAGACACCGTCATGCCGTCGCTGGATTTTCTGGAAGCGGAAGGCGACGTCGCAGGGGTGCGGGCGAAGCTCGCAGAACTCGACACGCTCCGCGCGGAGAACGCGGACCTCAAGAAACAACTCAAACGGCAGAAGCCAGATCCTGTAGGGGTGCGATGAAGAAACCACCACTCGGTACCGGGGCGCGCTTCAGCGCGCTCGAGAGTAAACTCGCCGCGCGGCCTGGCGTCACGAATCCCGGCGCGCTTGCCGCCGCCATCGGGCAAGCGAAATACGGCGCGTCGAAAATGGCGTCGATGGCCGACCACGGGGATGCCCACGCGGCGACGGTCAGCCACGTCAAGGGACGACAGGCGACCCACGCCAAGACGACCCCGGGCGGGGGCGAGGGCTGCTAAATGGCGCGTCTCTCGTTGGCGTTTCTCGTCGACTCGGTGCCCTTCACGAAAGCCGTCTGTGACGGCGAGACGTCGCTCGGCGGCTCGGAGTCGGCCTGTCTTGGCCTGGCGCGGGCACTGAAAGCCAAGGGCCACGACGTGCATGTCTTCGCCACGAATCTGGCAGAGGACGCCGTCGGGGTCGATCCGTGGGACGTGATCTGGCACCCGCTGGACACGTTCCGGCAGTTGAACCAGTTCTGGGAATGGGACGTTGTCATCGGGCTTCGACAGCCCGGCTTCTTCACGACGCCTCTGGCGGCGCGCCTGCGCGTGCTCTGGAACCAGGATCTCCTCACGCCCGCGGCCGGCAACGGCGTCATGTCGATCGCGTGGGCGCTCGACAAGAGCGTGTATGTCTCGGAATATCACCGACGTCAGTGGGAAGACATCCAGCCGGAACTCGCCCCGCTCGGGGTGGTGACGAAGAACGGCTTCGATCCGGCGCTGGTGCCGACGGACGCGGTCAAAGACCCGCATCGGATCATTCACGTCTCTCGACCGGAGCGCGGGCTCGGGCCGCTCCTCGCGATGTGGCCGGAGTTTCGGAAGCGCCATCCGCAGGCGACACTCCAGGTGTGTCGCTATCAGTCGATGTACGACGGGGAAGGCTCGAACGTGCGGGCGTCGTGTCTCGCGTTCGATGCGCGCGTCGAGGCCGTGAATGCGGCCGTCGGCGGCATCACCTATCTCGGCTCGCTGAACAAAGCGCAACTCTCCCGCGCGATCGCCGACGCGGCGGTGATGTGGTACCCCGGCATCGCGAGTTTCGCCGAAACGTCGTGTATCGCCGCGATCGAAGCGCAGGCGTGCGGCACCCCGTTCGTGGGCTCGCTCCGTGGTGCGTTGCCGGAGACGGCGTACCCGTCGTTTGAGGCAGGGCTGCTCATCGGCGGGGATGCGGACGCGCCGGAGTATCAGCAGGCCAGTATGGCGGCCGTGGAACGGCTGCTGGACGGCTGCGCTCGGCAGTCCTTCGAGTACCGCACACTCCAACAGGCCGGACGGACGCACGTCGAGTCCTACACGTACGCGGCCCTCGCGGACGAGTGGGAGCAGATGATCGAGGGCTGGTTCGCGGAACGCTACCAGGCGAACACGCCGCGCATCCTGCGGCAGCTGCTGCACGAGGACGACCATACCGCCGCGCAGATCGTAGCTGAGGAGCTGGGCGACCAGACCGCGCTCGCGTTCTGTCAGCATGTCATCCAGGGCCATGACCAGGTCGCGGAGGACTACGCCGCGTACGCCATTCAGGACGTGCTGTACGAAGTCGACCAGTCGGGCCGCTTCAAGGCCGTCTCACGGTACTTCGACGCCTGCACCAGCCTGCTTGACGTGGCGTGCGGCAACGGCGCCGCGGCGATCCGGTTTGCGCTCGATCATCCGACGCTCCGCGTTGTCGGGTTCGACTACGCCGAGCCGAACATTCTGCGCGCGCGCGAAGCCGCCGAGAAAGCGGGCGTGGCGGATCGCTGCACGTTCCAGCATCTCGCGGTGTGGGATCTCGAAGGCGAACGCCCGGCCGAGACGACAGACACCATCGCCGCCCTCGGGCCGTATGACGGCCTGTTCGTCGGGGAATTCCTCGAGCACGTCGCGGACTGCACGCGCCTCGTGGATTACTTGGACGCCTTCCTGACGGAGGGTGCGGCGGTCGTCTACACGTGCCCGATGGGGCCGTTCATGGAACTCGCCACGCGCGGCACGCCGATCAAGCGTGGGCACGTTCACTGCTTCATGCACGATGACGTCCGAGCCGTGTTCGGTCAGAAGCGGGCCTTCGGGGCGGACTTCTTCGACATTGGCGTGACGCCGCGCGGGAATCCGGTCGGCCATTGGCTGATTCACTACACCAGCGCGCCCGATCGGCCGGCTGGTCGACGCGACTATGCCACGCGCATCCAGCGCACACGGCCGCAGCAGAAGGTGTCGGTCGGCATCATCGCGAAGGACGCGGAGAACGACCTCGGGCGCTGTCTCGCCTCGATCTGGCCGATTGTGGATGAGATCGTCGTCGGCGACACCGGTTCGAGTGACGACACGGTGCGCATCGCGGAGAGTTACGGGGCGCGGGTACTCACGCTGCCGCCCATCGAGGAGACGCGCGAGGGCTTCGCCGGCGCGCGCAATGCCGTGCTGGACGCCTGCACGGGCGACTGGTTCCTGTGGATTGACACCGACGAAACGCTCATCGAGCCGTGGAAGCTGCGCGGCTTCCTGCAGGGATCGACCTACAACGGGTATGTCCTCCACCAGAACCATCTGTATCTCGACGGGCCGCCGACCTACGACAAACCGATCCGGCTGTTCCGTCGCACGCCAGACATCCGGTTCTATGGCTGCATCCACGAGCAACCGCAGGCGGGGGACGCGAATACGGACATCCTGCCCAGCCTGGATCTCTCGGAACCGTCCATCGCGCACACCGGGTATCTGACGCAGGAAGGCCGCGAAGACAAGCGCGTCCATCGCAACCGTCCGCTCCTGAAGCGCGATCAGCAGGTCTTTCCGGAGCGGCTGCTCGGGAAGGTGTTGCTGATTCGGGAAGCAGTCATCGAAGCCGATGCGCGGCGCGTACGTGCGGGCGGCCTCACGACCAACGCGGCGCAGGGCTATCAGCATGCGATCGCGATGTTCGAGCGGTATTTCAGCGATCCGTCACACAAGATGGCAATCATCGCGCGGCCGTGGTACGAAGCCGCCCTCCGGCACCTCGGGGCCGGGTGGGAATTTGAGTGGGCGTTCGCCGGCTCGCCGGGGGGGATGGATCCCAACCGGCACGCGAAGCCTGAGCGCGTCCACGTCAAGGATGCCGACGACCTCAAGCGTCTCGTGGCGCATCGATTGACGTCGGCCGCCGAGAAGATGGCGCCGATCACGTTCAAGACGGACCCCGTGCTCTCGACGTCGAGAGAACAGGTCGCCTCGTGAGCTTTGCGCCGAACGATCTCGTCTCGGACGACGACTTGATCGCCTACGAGTCGAGTCTGCTGACGGCGTTCAATGCGGTCGACTGGCAGGAAAAGCGCCGGCGCGCGCTGAATGACTGGCTCGCGCCGATTCTGCGCAGCCGTGGCTTCGATCTGACGAGGCTCCGCACACGGCTGGAAGCCGATGCGGTGCTCGGATACACGGCCTCGGTCTACACCGACAAAACAGGGGCGTCGAGCGACACCACGACGGACGATCTCAGCCTTGGGACAATTTTCGCGACGGCCGGCACCGATGCGCTGTATGTCGGCTCGACGCAGGACTTCCGCGGACTGTCGATCCGGCTGCTGGACAGCGTCTCGGCGGTGGCGAGCGTGCTCTCGGTCGCCTACTGGAACGACGCCTGGACAACGCTCGCCATCGACGATGGCACAGCGAAGATTCCCGGGAAGACGTGCTCGGGCGGCGGCGCCGTGACATGGGCGCTGCCAGACGACTGGGTCGGACGGATGGTCAACGGCATCGGGCCGTACGCCTGGGTCAAGCTGACAGTCTCCGCGACGCCGACGAACGCGAAGGCATCGCAAATCGGCGTGCTCACGCATTCTGTGCTCTCGGCGCCGGCGACCCTGCGCACCTTGACGCTCATCATGCGGGAAGCGCCGACCGGCGGCCCTGGGCCGTGGGCGGAGAAAGCCGCCTGGTACGAGAGCGAAGCCGATGCCGCGTTGGAGCGCGCACTCCCCCTCGTGGGCAGCGAATTTGACACGGACGCCAGCGACCTCGTCAGCCCGACGGAGGCGGTCCAGACCGAAGCCGATGCGGGTGCGACGCCATTTCGATTGGAACGCGCATGAGCGCGCTCACGGGCGATGTCGTGCTCGATCGGGTGCGGTCGCTCTGCGTGAGTGCCCCGTTCAATTTCGTGGAAGCCACGAGTTGGTCGACGTTCGATCTGCAGCCCACGACGAACATCGACGCGGTCTTTCGGATTCTGCCGCTGGCGTCGCAAGTGGTCATTGGGGGATTCGCGTATACCGAAGATCGCACCGACTCGATGCAGATCTGGCTGGCGCGCAAGCGGAACGGCGATTACGACGCCGTGCGGCGCACGTTGCTGCGAGACGTGCATAGCCTCACGGCGGCCGTTGTGCGTGACGGCGCGACGACCAGCGGGGATTACCACGTGCCGGACGCCGGCCGCGGGCATGTCATCGCCGACGTCCCCACGGCGGAATATGTGACGCTTCGGCTCACGCTGCCGATCAACTACGAAACCCAACTTTAACCAGGAGAGACCGCTATGCCCGGCATCAACGGAAAACAGGTCAAAGGCTGGGCCTTTGCAAAGTTCGGCACCAACTCGTGGGGTGTCGCCGCCTCGGTGACCAAGGGCGCCCGCTTCATGGGCGACGGCGGCATGAAGCTGCAGCCGGTCTTCGTCGAAGATCGGTCGTTCGGGGAAACCTTCCTCGGCGCGTCGGACTTTGGCGACGTGCAGGCGGTGGACGTCTCGCTCGGCGGTCAGATGCGCTATGAGGACAACAATTACGTGCTCGAAGCCCTCTCGATGGGCTCGCCGGCGACGCCGACCATCAGCACGTCGACTGCCGGGCAGAACACGAGCTGGCAGCATGTCTTCGATCTCGCCCCCGCGATCGATGGTCTCGGGGCGACCTTCGCGCTCGATCAGTTGCTCTATACCGAAGAACTGACGTCCGCGAAGATTTACGGCTTCTCGCTCGCGGTCGGGCAGGCGGGCATTCTCGAAGAGACCTTCAAGGTGCTCGGCATGAAGCCGACGAACATTTCGTCCGTCAACATCAATTCGACGGTCTACGGCGCGAGCTTCCCCGCGCTCGGAGGGAAGGTGGCGCGCAAGCAAGGCACCTTCCGCCTCAACAAACAGAGCGGGGGCGCGTTGGGCGCCACCGATGCGATGGTCGTCGAGACGATCGACCTCACCTTCGAGCGTCCCCAGGATCGCGTCTTCGCGTTCGGGCAGGACTACATCGTGGAACCTGGCGACAACGACTTCCCGGTGTTCTCGCTGAAGGTGGGCTTCGCGCGCATGAACACCATCACGGCGAACTCGCTCTATCAGGCGATTCGCACCGGGGACACGCACAAGGCGGACGTGACGTGGCTCGGCGCGTTCATCAACTCCACGGATACCTACAAAGTCCTGTATCAGTTCCCGTACATGGAACTCCAGGACTGGGATGCGCCGATGGCGGGCGCCGCGCAGGTCAAGCCGACCGGCACGTTCATGCTGAAGCAGGCGTCGGCGGCGCCGACCGGCATGGCGGGCGTCACGAAGCCGTTCCGGCTGACCAAAATCATGATGAATTCGGTCGTCGCCTTCTAGCGACGGGAGACGTATGGCACTGGAACTGAAAGACGATCACGGCACCCAAGTGGTGACAGACGCGGATCTGCTCAAAGGCGGCGATCCTACCGTGACGTACACGATTCGTCGCCTCACGATCGACAAGCAGCGCGAGATTCACAAGCGGCACACGAAGCCGGCCACGTTCAAGCGGCCGGAACGCGCCGATCTCGAGGCGGTGCAGGACGACTTGTTCGACTGGTGTCTGGCGAATTGGACGAACGTCGTCGCCAACGGACAGCCGATCGAATGCGTGTGGGAGCACAAGAAGCTCCTGGATCTCGCGCGGCGAACGGCCATTCTGGAAGTGGCAGGGATGAACGAGATCGCGGCGGCGGAGGACGCACGCGAGGAGTCGTTTCGGCCAACTGAGATCCTTCGCTGACTTCTGGAGGCATGAGGCCGTCGGGCAGACCTGCTGCCTCATGGTCGATGAGGAGACGCTAGACGCGGATCCAGATCTGTTTCTCTGCGATGAGTGTCCCATCATCGAGCAGTTACAGGCCCTCGATCCCTTCAACGCGCAAGTCTGGAATCTCTATCGGCAGATCGTGACACGGCTCGCGTCGGATCTGCATGCGGGCAGTGCGATCGTGGAACGGTTGACGCGCGACATGACCCGCGACGAGTTCGAGGAAACCTGGCGACGGCTGGTACTGCTCTACGACACGTTACAGCCGCCCCCGCCGATGAAAGGATCGTAAGTGGCGCTCGACCTGACCCTTAAAGTGACCGCCGACGCCTCCCAGGCGAAGGGGGAGCTGCGGGCGGTTGAGGAGGCGACGCAGAAAGCCACGGCCGCGGCGAAAGACATGGACGCCGCGCAGACCAAGCTCGGGAAGTCGATCACACAGACGACCCTGACGGCCGCGGAATTCCGGAAGCAACTCGCGGCGAGCGGGGGCGACCTCTCCAAAATCAAACTCAATCTGGATCAGGCGACCGCCTCGCATGGCTCGTTCGGCGCCGCGCAGAAGAAGACGATCGAATTCAGCGACCTCGTCTCGGGCAGTCTGAAACTGCAGACGCGGTCGATCGAGGGGCTGTTCGCGCGGATGGCGGACATGGGCTCGCGCAACGGCGTGCTCATTCGCGCGTTCGGGAGTCTCGGGGAGGCGATGGGCCTGTCGACCTCGGCGGCGATCGGGCTGACGGGCGGCCTGGCGGCGATCATCGGCGCGGCGACGATGGAAGGCAAGGTGCTGCTCGACGCGGCGGAATACCACTACGAGCACGCGAAGTCGATGCAGGGCCTGCGCGCGGAAGTCGAGCACACCACGTCGGTCTATCACGCCTGGGAAGGCGTCCTCGGCACGGCGATCTCTGGCAGCGGCGGGACGGCCATCACCGGCCTGCGGCTCCTCGATGCCGCCTTCGGCACGATCGCGATCTCGTTGACAAAGGACATTCTGCTCGCGAAGGAGTTCGCGAATTTTGCCGGCCAGAATTTCTTCGGCGTCAATATGGGCGCGACCGAGGGCGCCACCTCGCCGGATGACAACTGGCGGAAGGCGCTCGAGCAGCGGGCCGCCGGACTGGCGCGCGGGCAGGGGCACTTCTCGCATTTCGACGACATCGACCAGATCCTGCGCGATCAGGAGAAGGCGAAGCGCGAAGCCGCAGCTGCGGCGAAGCGGGAAGCGGACGCGATGAGTGTGCTGACGGGCCAGAACACGCTGGGCACCGCCAATGATGATCTGCGACGCCTCTCTGGGCTCTCGATCGATGCGCTCCCGATCACGCAGCTCGACAAAGTCAACGACGACCTGCAGGCCGCGATTCAGCTCTACGCGCGTCGGGGCCAAGTCGCCCCGCAGGCGCTGCTCCAGGAAGCGGCCGCCGTCAGCGAGCTCGTCCGTGCGTACACGATGGGCAATGACGCGATGATGACCTATCGGATGAACGCGGGTGCCGAGATGGCGGCCAACTTCGCGGCGTTCGGCGCCTTCGCCGCGCACGTCCCGACGGCGTACGCGGGCTTCACTCCAGGCGGCACCCTCCCGGGGATTACGGCGTTATCCGGCATCGGGGGGATCCCGTTCCTCGCCACGCAGACCTCCGGCGGGACCGAAGGCGGCAACTTTTTGCTGCCGTCGCATGGGGTGATGACGACGGACGAGTACGGCAAGCAGAAACCGCTCGGCCCGCTCACGATGTCGCGGTCGGGCGCGAATTACGAGGGCAATCTCGCCGGCGGTCCGCCGTCCGCGAAGTCGTTTTTCGATCTCCTGTTCGGGTCCGTCGGGGGCGACATCGGCCACACGCTCGAGGGGCTCCTTATCCATCGCGGGCAAGCCGGAAGCGCCCTCGGCGGATCGCTCGGCGGCGACGTCATGAAATCCGTCATGGGCAGCGCCGGCGGGTTCGACATCACGAAGTTCCTCACGGGGAATCTCGGGAAATCGATCGGTGGCGCGGTCGGCTCGTTCATCCCCTTCGGCGGGCAACTCCTCGGCTCGGCGATCGGGAGTCTGTTCGGGAAACTCTTCGGGCAGACGCAGTACCAGAAAGACCAGCAGGCGGCCAACGCCAACATCTCCCAGATGTGGACGGGGGCGAATACGCAGTACAACGGCCAGGCCGACCAGGTGCTGTCGATGTTCGGACTGACCAATGGCAACACGCTGCATGGCGCGGGCTATCAGGGCGCGATGGGCCAGACGGCGCTGCAGGGCGTCTTCGACCAGCTCTCGCAGAAGACGGCGGACTTCAACAGCAACCTCGGCGGCACGCTGCAGAAAATTCAGGCGCTCGGCGGCGGCGTGCCCAAGGCGCTGCTGCCCTATATCGATGAACTGACCAAGGCGAACGTCCTCACCAAACAGAACGCCGATCTCGTGAAAGCGATGACTGGGGATGGGACGGTCGGCCTTGATCAGATGAAACAGGCCGCCCAGAACCTCGGGATCTCGACGGACAAACTAGGCCAGAACTTCCAGGACATGCAAGCAAAGGCGAGCTGGCAGTCCATCATCGATGACCTCGATACGTTGCAGCGCGGGGGCGCGAATCTGAACGACCTGCTCGGCGATGCGGGACTCCAGAAGAAGCTCAACGACCTCGTGCTGTCGTCCAAGAAGTTCGGCACAGAGATCCCGGCGAACATGAAGACGACGCTGGAAACCCTCGCCAGCATGGGCGATCTATTCGACGAGAACGGCAACAAGATGTCCGTAGCGGACGTCGATGGGATGAAGTGGGGCGCCGAT